GGCAATAGCAATGGCTTGGTCACGAGACTTCACCACAGGGCCACCTTTACCGCTGTGGAGAGTACCTTCCTTGTACTCACCCATAACCTTCTTCATCTTGTTCTTAGCTGTTCTTTGTCCACGTGTCGGTAGGTTCATTTTATTTAACTCCATTAAATTTACTATCAATAGCTAAGTAAATAGCTCCAAAGAAAGCACCTATGATGATAATAGGTTTAACAGCTTTAGCGATCCATTCGAGTACTTGGAAAGCTCCTGAGGCTGCATTAAAGGCTTGAACAACCTCTTGTGTATTCTTCTCTATGTTGTCTACCTTAGCTTCAACAGCTAGTAGACGCTCATAGATTTGCTCATGGCTTACATCGCTCATGGCGCATCAGGCCAAGTAATAGTCCAAGGGAAACCAACTTGTGTAGGAACATCTCTTAATGCTTGGCAGTAGTCTTTCCATGCTTGTGATGGAGTCATGTCGCTACGGAATCTCCAATCAGTCTCAGACAACTTAGCATCACGAGTTGCACGAACATTCTTAGCCTGTTCAGCATCCTTAGAAGCCTTGTAAGCCACTTCTTGTTCAGCAGCAGTAGTAGTTACACCATCTACCACTTGGTCAATGAAGACAGGGCCAAGGATGTACTTTGTGTACCACTTACCATCTACTTGCTCAACACCTTGTGCTTGAGAGTATTGGTAAACAGTTCCACCAGTAGCTTGTGCGCCTTCAAAGACTACATCAGCACCCAGAGCCTCTAAGACCTCAGTTGTTGTTGTATCCCATGATGGGCCTCCATTGGCTTTTGTGTATGCACGAAATTCACTCTCGTACATTACTGCGCCTGTTGATTGGATTCTTATTTGCATTTTAATTACCTCAAGCAATTGCTAAAAAGATGTATGTGCCACCACTTGCATTGATAGCGGCTGGCGCAGTTGAACTAATTTCAAACCCTGCGCTGTATGTGTCTATGTAGTCTGTATTGGTTACTTCAACAGCTGAAGTGTTTAAAAGCAAGTAAGGGTCATTACCGCTTACGATGCCTCGTGCTGAATCCCACACATACCACGAACCAGTTGAGTCTGTGCGCTTAATAAGAACGAACCTCGCACCGCCTGTAAAGCCACAATCAATTTGCTTAGTAGTGGCTGTGCCTGTGTAGCTTCCTACTTTGGAAACACCAGCGCAGGTTGCAAATAGGTAGGCAACGTAAGTTGACGCAGACGCATTAACAGCATTATTTGTTCCTACAGAAAACACAGAAGATGTTGGGCTTGTGTCATTCCAATAAGTATTATCATCTGCGGTAGCTGCAGTCGTATCTAATACTAAATAATCTGTGTTGTCGTTGTTGGCATATACAGCCCAAGCATTTGATGTACTTCTACGCCTAATAATCATTAACTCAGGTACTGCCGCCAAGTTATGCGTCACAGTTCTGTTTGCTCCTGTCCCTGTATAGCAAACCTCATCAAAAAACGATGGAGCACGTTTGAAGAACTGTGTTACATAATCTGTACCACTTTCATTAAATGAACCAGTAACAGCATCAGTACCTAGTGAAATTCCATTCATATCAAACGATGTTATAGCAGTGGAGTCTCCAGTTCCTTCAGCACTATCTGAAGATGGGTATAAATGAACTGTTGAGCCTCGCAATCTATCTTTGAATGTTGTTCCATTAGCCCTTGTTCTAGCCTGACCCATTACAAAATCAGGAGCAAATCCAACTCCAGTAACAGTATCAGCAGAGCCTGTTCCTGTGTAAGTAATGGCTTTATAAACACTAGTCCCACTCGTAGGCACTTTCATCGGGCCTCTACGAATGGCTATGTAGATGTAGGTGTCACCAGAAGTATTGACAGTACCACCTACTGTATTGATTTGAAATCCTGTTGCGGTTGGGGCAATAGTAAATCCACCCGATTCAGCATTAGATAAATTAGGTCGTAAATACTTGGTATTTCCCGTATTTACATCGGATGCAGGCATTCCACGCATATTGTCGTACATAATCCAATTGTCTGCTATAGTTGCGTTTTTGACCATCAACCATTGCGGTTCGTAGCCAAGCGTAACATTGTTACCAACAGCCCCTGTACCCGTATAACTCCCACACGAAATCACATTGTCTGTACCAGTTAGGCCAAAGCCTCCTGCGTTGTGGGCAAATAGGTAGGCTACGTAGGTTGCTCCTGCTGTATTCATAGCATTGCCAGAAGCATCGTTTACAAGGGCTGGAGCAAAACTTGTACTTGTCATTGCAGAAGAAAAGTTCTGATTTGTATAAAGCGCTGAGCCAGTTGTATTTAAACTTAGTCCGGTTACAGATGCACTAACAGAATTAGCCCGATGCCAAACACCCCATGCAGAAGTGCTATCAGTTCGCTTACAAATAATACATCCGGGCACAGAGCCTAAATTATGTGATACACCAGCACCGGGATATGGGACATCCCCAGAATAAGTCACAACATCAAAGAACTTAGGTGCTTTTGCAAAAGACCAAGAAGCGTATGTATAACTTGATTTATTTGAATCGTATGTTCCAGCGCCTAAATTAAATCCATTTGTATTGAAGGCTGAAACGTATGTGTTTAATGCCGAATAAGAATCTGTTGCATTAGAGTAAAGAACATTATTAGTACCGCGAACAGTATCTACAAGCGCGTGCCAACCGTCGTATGTTCCTGTTGGATTTGTTCTGCTTTTTGTCCAAACCAATCCTCCTTTAGTGGAAAGGTCAATTCCATTGTTTATACTTTGTGTTGCACCTGTACCTGTGTATAAATACGTAGAAAACACATCCTCAATGTAGTTAGGAACAACAGGAACACCACCACCAAAGGCATCGTAACTAGCCGCACCAGAAGTTGCTTGTAATGGCATGGTTTAAGCCTTAAATTGTGTGTTGCTTGCCAAGACTGTGAAAGTCGCACTACCTGTCTTGATTAAAATATAGCGGTAACTGTCTATTCCACTTGCATTTCCCGCAGTAGGCGCACCACCTAGCCACCTAGTAGTCACTCCAGATGTAGTGCCATCAACTTGCACAGCAGAGTTATAGTAAGCAGTAGAGCCTTGAGTCACCAAGAAAGCCACAGTCATTGATTGACCTGTACTCATTAAAGTATTCAATGACGTACCGCTAGAGGCTCTAAAGTTAACTGTCCAGTTAGCACTTGCGTTACTTGTGTAGTACAAGACTGACTGAGTGGTAATGTCGTAGTTAATCGTTCCAGTAGCCGCAGTAGCTGATACTGTTGCTACCTCTGCTGCATCGTTTAGAACAATGGCAGTAGCAGATGAAGTACCTGTAAAGTAAAGGTCTTAGTTCCTGTAAAGGTCTGTGCTGTGTTAATGCTTGCAACATTGGTTAGAGTGTTGTCAGCAAAGGTAATGGTCTTGTTAGTAAGAGTCTCAGTACCTGCAAGTGTAGCAAAGGAGCCAGCTGTTAGAGTAGCTTGAGTCCATGCTGAACCACTCCACACCCATAAGTTAGAGGATGTTGAATTCCAATACAGAGCACCTGTAAGTAGTGTGTTACCATCGTTGTCCACTGATGGAGCTGAAGACTTAGGGCCAAGATACCTATCATCAAAGCTATCATAGGACGCTGCAGCTGAACTAGCAGAAGCACTGGCTGCAGAGGCTGATGATGAAGCTGCAGAGGCTGAGTTACTTGCATTGGTTGCTGATGTTGCTGCTGCAGACGCTGATGTAGCTGCTGATGTTGCACTACCTAGAATACTGTCAACATACACTTTAGTTGTTAAGTCAGCATCAGCACTTGGAGTTGCTGTACTTGTAACCTTGTTAGCACCCATGACAATGTTACCTGTCATAGTTCCACCTGCCAAGGCTAACTTAGCATCACCAACACCATCTACGTAGGTCTTAGTTGTAGCATCAGTTCCTGCAGTTGGAGTACCTAAGCCAGTAATCTTAGACGTACCCATTGCAATAGCACCTGTCATAGTACCACCAGCTAGGGGAAGCTTAGCAGCAATAGAGTTAGTGACAGTAGTGGAGAATGAAGCATCATCATTCAAGGCTGCAGCAAGTTCATTTAAGGTATCCAATGCTGCTGGAGCACCATCAACAAGATTACTAATAGCTGTATCTACGTAGCCTTTAGTGGCTGCATCACCTGAGTTAGTTGGAGATGTGAGGTTAGTAATAGTGGCTGCTGAGGAAGCATCCATGTTCAAGCCACCGTTAATGGTAACATCATTGAACGATGAAGTACCTGTGGAGGCTGTTACGTTACCAGTTAAGTTACCTGTGACGTTGCCTGTAACGTTACCTGTCAAGTTACCAGTTACGTTACCAGTCACAGCACCTGTGATAGCACCTACAAAGCCTGTCGTTGCAGTTACTGTAGTACCTGTAATGGCTGCAGCTGTAGTGCCACCAATGGGTGTATTATTAATTGTACCACCAGTCTGAGCTACTCCAGCTACAGTACCACCTGTAATGGCAGCTGCTGAAGCTTCTTGATTACCTAAAGAGCCAACAATCCTAACAACTGTACTTGAATTATCTTTAGTGTACAGCTTCTTATCTGTTACGTTAATGGCTAACTCACCCTTAGTTAAGTCTCCAGCTGCAGGTGTAGCAGATGCTGTACTGCTATTCTTTGTAATGATCGTTGTCATTTAAGCTCCGTATGTAGAGTTGTACCATTGTGCCAGCGGTGTAGCAACATCACGAGGCACTGCTGGAAGTAATCTGTTATAGTTTTGTTGAATAGCGTTATAGTAGTCTGCAGTGTTCAAAGGTACACGCTGAGTTGGTAATGCACCTACTCCACCTGTACCTCCAGTGCCTCCACCAGAAGTGAGTGCAGCTCCTCCTAGAAGTCCTCCAACACCACCTACTATGTTAGCAATTTGACCGGGAGTTAGATTACTTAGTATATTTTCAAGACCAGTGCCTACACCTGTCGATGGCAATACTGTTCCACCTGTTCCATAGACGCCCATGCCAGCATCTAAGGCAGATAAACCAATGTTACCAGTATTAGGATAAACACCCATGCCAGCATCCAGAGCACTTGGAATAATGTTGCCAGTATTGGGATAAACGCCCATGCCAGCGTCTAATGCACTAGGAATAATATTTCCCGTATTAGGATAAACGCTCATGCCAGCGTCTAAGGCACTTAAACCAATGTTGCCAGTATTGGGATAAACGCCCAACCCTGCATCTAAAGCAGATAAACCAATGTTGCCAGTACTGGGGTAAACACCCATTCCCGCATCTAGTGCGCTTAATCCACCAGCAAGACCACCTGCTGTACCACCTGTTCCATAGACACCCATGCCAGCGTCTAATGCAGATAAGCCTCCAGCGATGCCTCCTGCTGTTCCTGCCGCCCCTGTTCCATAAACGCCTAAACCTGCGTCTAATGCACTTAGACCTGCAGCACCTGCAGTAGGCGCACCAGCAGCAAATAAACTAGGTGCTGCCAAACCTAAACTTGCAATTGCAAGTAATGGAGCGTACTGTTTAAATTCAGAACTTGACTCACCACCTGTATAAAAAACTGGAGTGCCGTCAGGAGCAAACTGAACTCGATAGCCTGTCTTACCTTTACCTGCAAATGTCCCGCCAAATGCGTCAGCTCCTGTTTCGTATTCAACCACACGCATTTCAGGGCTTGTGTATTCTCCAGTATCCGTACTGTTATAAGTCAGCGTTTTCCCTGTAGGCTCGTAAATATAACTAGAAGTTTTGCCGTCTTCATCAGTTTGGGTAAAAACTCGTTTTCCGTTGTATAGCGTATCAATTGGTACTACAGGCTCTAAATCAGGAATTACACCAAATTGTTTAATGTCAGTAATGCCAGCATCAGACAGAAGTCTAGCCATGTCAGCAGCATTGGCTTCAGGAGAACCTAAACCTTGCCCAGACCATTGGCTTGAAGTGCCTTGAGCAAGAATCTGATTTTTAATTTTAGTTACAATGTCTTCTGGTGCTGTTGTTGCTCCTGCTACAGTTCCTGCTGTTGCTTGGTTATCCAATAATGATGGTGTCTGAGCCGCTGCTACAGGAGGAGTAACAGAAATAGCTTTAGGGGCTACTCCAGTAGTGGTTGTTTTAATAGCATCAGCTAAGTTAGTACCCAATAAACCATAGGTAGCAGCCGTTGGGTGAACAGGGTCTGCGGCTGAAGTAGCATTAGATAAACCACTTGTATATGTATATTTATCATCTAATGTTGAACCTGTTTGCTGAGAAACACTTCTAACAACATCAGCGTATGTACCAACATTCTGTGCCCAAGCATCGGTAGAACTTGTAGAGTTAGGTGTCTGAAGAATAACCTTTTTACCTACAGCTTGTAGTGTCTGAACAGCAGTTAAAAGATTGTTAGCAAATGTTGCAGGGTCTTCATTGCGATATGCCTCGTTCATACCATAGTTTAAAACTACAGTACCAGCACCACTTGATAATGCTTTATCAAAGTCAGAACTGTTTAAGAAATCTCCAGCAGTTGTTGAGTTGATACCCAAGTTAGAAACAGAGTAATCGCTACCTAGAGCCTTTTGAGCTGTAGTAACCATGTTTTCTGCAACTTGATTACCTTGGTTATAACCCCAAGTCGTAGAGTCTCCAACAGCTACAACCTTTTTAGGGTCAATTTGTGTAGCCAAAGGATTAGCTTCTATATATGCAGCAACTGCTTGAGAATTAGCAGCTTGCGGTTGTTGTTGAATAGTAGCGGCTACAGATTGATTAAAGTTAGCATATAACTGGTCAGGAGACACAACACCAGCTTTAAGAGCATCTAACCAAAAATTATAGCCTTCAGTATCAATTTGACCAGCAGCATTACCCATGCCAGTCCTACCAATAGAACTATAGGCTCCTTGTACAATATCTTCATAGGATAAAGCCATAATGCTTATTCACCTTTTCTATATAGTTCAAACGTGTTGGTAGCTGACATAGCGGATGCAGCTTCAGGAGTAATCCTCACTTGATCACCTTCTTCAAGGACAACAAAAGCACCACCATCAAACCTGAGATATTGTGTGGTAGCTAACTGGTAAGCATCAACAACTACAATCTCAGTATCTGCACTTGAGTCATACCACCAAACACTTACAGTTTTGTTATTACCTGTATGATTTGAGATAAAACAAAGGTTCCACTTAGCATAGTAGCCCGTTGGAACTGTGTATACAGTAGTCTTAGAGCCAGCTGTTAGGTTATTACCCGTTGATACTGGTTTCATCTTGTTTCACTGTTTTCTTAGATGATGTTGTTACTTTAGGAGCTTCAACTACCACTTCAATAACTTCAGTGTAACCAGTGTGTTTCCTCATCTCAGCAATCTCATGCTCTTGGAAGAACTCTACTGTGTTACCAGATTGAATACATTTGAATTTCATTTGCTGTTACCTTTCTGATGTACTAAAGAGTAATACATTAAAAAGGCTCCCTCCTCGTGAGAGGGAACCCTTAAAGTCTACTTAGACGGGAACCACGAGGGCAACGCCACCGTAGTTACGCAGCTCAGCGCAACCGTACAAAGTATCAGCTGTGAACAATGTACCGAGGTACTCTTGTTTGTACTGAGTCTGTGAACGGACACCAACTTGCTCAACCAGAACCATAGAATCTTTGTGAGCCATCAAGCACACACGACCCAAGCTAGTACCGGAACCATCAGCAGCAGACTTAGCTGTGCCAGCATTAGACGAAACGTAGACTGGAACACCATAGATGTCACCAATCATGCCGTTACGGATGCTGTTAGCAGAACCAGCTTCACCAACGCTGTTGAAGGTTGTGAACTCAGTCAAACCGAGGATAGTGTTACGTACATTTGGGGGAATCAAGAAGAAGCGGTTGTCCATAGGAACATCGCTGTCATCAAGACGCTGAATTGTACGACGAATACCAGCAGCTGTCAAAG